GGTTGGGGCTGCAACCGTGCATCTGCACCTCACTTCCGTAACATCTGACAAGGGAAAGCGGTTCGACATTGCACTGCTTAAGGAATATCAAGCCAACCGTAAGGACAAAGAGAAGCCAAGATATCTGCACGTTATCAGGCAATGGTTTAATAGCACATTTAAACTCCTGTCTCTTAGCCAAGATAGCCTGCTTAACAACAGGTACTTGACTAAGCGTTAGCTTACGCATTATCCAGTGACGCGCTTCATGATCATAGCAAGATCATTGCAATGAAGTGTGCGCTCCAGATTGTCCTTGACCCACTTACGGATAGCTTTCTTGATGACCCTACGATCAACACGAGTATCTGATCGAAAGGTCATATGCGCCCAGTTACGATTAGTGCTCCCATCCTCGTTGCTAGTGATATACGGGAACGAGACGTACTTAACGAACATCGAGAGCCGTCAACTGATCTTCAAACATATCAATCTGTGCGTTATGTGCAGCAGCAAGAGACTCACAGCTATACTGTGATCCAGCATAAACTCGGATGCCCATACACACAACCTGAAACGAGTTTGCTTCAGGAGTCTTGCGAACGTTCCACTTAAACATCTTCTTCACTTGCCAATCCTCCTAATATAATCCAACACACAATTCTCATTGTGAGGATCTTTACGCATCCACAGCAACTTGCACTCAGACAAGAACGCCTGCTGCCAAGTGATCTCTGTTCCGTCACGCCAGTTAGCGTAAGGCCCAGCTAGCTTGAATGCGTTGGTCACGATATCGAAACACATCTTGGCCGTATCAGCCTGTTCCAGCATAGCGAACGCCATAACCGGACCACACTTCTTATCCTTGATCTTACGCAACTCTCGATTGTACGCTTCGACACTGCCAGCGGTTACTAGAGCCGTGGGAGGACAATGGTGTGCAACGAGACTACGATGCAGAAAAGGTAGGCCAGAGATATTGTCAGCGCTATCGCCCATAAGCATTTGCGCCCAGAAGAACTTCTCACCGAAACCTCTCAGCTTCTTAGACGACTTAGTGTCATCTATCCAGATCGAACCAAAGTCCACATCCACGATGGAACCGTTGTCCCAATCCATATGTAGACCGGGAACCATGGCGAGGTCTTTGTCTTTGCTAACGATGATCGACTTTGCTCGATCACCCCTAGCAAGTGCGCTGTATTGCTCGGATGCCATGCCATCATCAGCTTCGCAGAGCTGGTGTAAGGTAGCAGGGTATGCGCTATTAAACCATTGCCTGATAACGTGCAGATATCTTGGCTTCTCTTTGTCCTTACGGTTGGCTTGATATTCCTTAAGCAGTGCAATGTCGAACCGCTTTCCCTTGTCAGAGGTTCCGGGAGTGAGGTGCAGATGCACAGTTTCAGCCCCAGCCAAAAGACGCAGGTTCTCAACCATGATCCTAGCATTACTCTTCATCTCCTCAAAGGTCTTAGGGTCGTCCTTCCGTTCAAAGCTCGCCTGATACGCAAGGAAGTCTGCATCAATATGAGCGACACGTCCCGGCCATGGATCAGGAAACACAAGCTGACTGGAAGAGTTAGCGTGAGCCAACCCTTCCAGATCAATACCCGCGATAATCAATTGTTGACTTCCCAGTAACGCAATGCTCCAAGAGGATGCACCGTCACGTCTAACCCACCATCAACCTGATGTGTCACAATCACATTACCTCCAGTGACTTGCACACGGTTCACATCAACAATTCGAACAACACCAATCTTATCATCTGCATGCTTAGCAGAGAAGATCATATCAGAGCCCAAGCGCTGCGAGGCCGCTGACAGCCGTCTGAGCGGCGGCCTTGGCTTCGGTAGCCTGCTTCGCGGCAAGGGCCTCAGTGGCCTTGTGAGCCGCGCCGTCCACCGTCTGATTGGCTGCGGCGTTATCCTCTGGGATCGTGTCCGTGGTCTCAGGATCGATGCTCAGGTTATCGACACCAGCCAGCATAGCCTCAAGCTTAGAGCCACCGTAGTTAGATGCCTCCATAATCTTGTGCTGCAACCAGTTCTTCGACTGCTCGACATCTACACCGTCCTTCTTGACAGTACGAGTACCGTCGATGAAGATCGAGTCCCACGTCTCCTTGTTCGGATGATCCCACAGGAACAGCTTCATCGGAGACAGAGCTTCCGGCACAGGGACATTCGTCTTAGTACCAGCAATCGGGTCTTCGATCACAGGAGCAGCGATAAGCCACCCGGCTGCCTCAGTCTTCATGTTAGCAAAGACCTTACCAGTCTTCTTTCCATCAACGACCTGCTCGTTATGAACGATCTCAATGATGAAGCCCTCACCGAGCATCTGAGCCATATGCTTGATCGTCTCACGACCACGACGCATAGTCTCGAACAGCTTCTTGAACCCGGCTTTGTCACCAAGCTTAATAGCAATGTTAAACGAGACCCGGTCAGCGATCTTCTTCTTACCACCTTCTACATCAATCTCCTTGATATTCTTAGGTGCAACAAGTTCAAAGGTAATGCGAGCTTCCTCTGCATCTGCCTTCGGCTTGCCCTGATACGGACGCTGCTTCTGCTTACCGAGTTCGATGTATTCGATGAACCGGCCTACAGTCTTACCTACAGGTGCAGGGGTATACTCGAAGTCTCCGCCCTGAGTCGTCTCAGTATGGTCAGTGGTTTCAGCAGCAAGGTTAGCGAGGTCAGCAATACTGGTCATTGTGTTCCTTTCAAGGTATTTAAACAGAGTCAACTGATGCGGTTAAACTGATACAAACCTGCATCTTCCATATAGGGAGCTAATGCTTTGGCTTGACCCGAACGATGTATCGGAAAGCTTTCGTAGAACTTCTACGCGGGCGGTAGTCAGCAGGCATTCTGTAAGTTGAAGGAGGATACTGCCGACCTTTGTAAAGGCCGTAAGTATACACCATGATCGAATAAGCTTTCATAGTCTGCACTCGTCCACTGCGTCCGTTGCACATCAGCTAATCAGATCAATCAGACGAGATTTGATACGGGCAGCGCGGTCCTGCTCTTTCATAGCTTCGCCGTACTGGATATTCAACTTGACAGTCTCTTCATGCAGAGCCTGCTTACGCGCCTCGGCAGCAGTCTCGGCCGCCTCCAGATCAATGATGTTCTGAGAGATGGACGAGATGATCGAATCAACAGTCTTAACCGGCTTAAGCTTGAACATTATGTTCTCCATTGTCGTTAACGTGATGCCATGCCGGCTGACCCGGATGCCAATGCTTAAGGTTGTTCATGTTGGGGCCTACTTCGACCTCAACTGGGAACGGGACAGTGATATTCATCCCGTGACGATTGTTATAAAATTCCGGTATTGATTCCATGATACGCTTGAGGTCTCTACAGACTTGGTCAAGAACATCTCGATGGCAGTCAACCCACACGCAGTCATGAACTGTGTTAACAAGGAATGCTTTGCCGCCATAAAAGTTGGTTGCAACGAAATGCCGCATAAGAAGCCCGAGAACACCTTGGACAAACTCGCCTCCGGTCCCCTGTACAGGATAGTTCTTGAGTTCAGGAGGTGAGAATGTATCTGTGACTCCGCGCTTTGCCATAAAGGCAGGAGCGTTCCACGTTCGCCAGCGATAGCGAGTGCGAGTTGGAGCATACCATTCGCCCATCCTGTATGTCTTCCATTGTCCACTGTCTTCATCCAGTGCTTGGAACGGTACTGCGGATCGGCTAACAGCAGCTTCCACATCGCCGTTGAATACAGTAACTCCCGGGTACATACGGTCTTCTTCGTCCATAAGAGTCTGGACTTCGTCCGGGTCCATACCTGTCTCAACTGCAATCGTGTACTTACCAGCTCCGTAAGATCGCTGGAAGCTAAAGATCTTACACTTAGTACGCTCTTTCTTACCTGCTGCATAGTCTGGATTGTCCTCGTTCTTGCACCACTCGACGGCTTCCTCATAGGTCATCGGAATGCCCTTGGCTGTAGACTTAGCTGCAACCCGCTTGCAGTGGAAGTCGATCTTGTTGTTCAAGTCCATACACAGCATGATGTCACCAGACAGCACACCTTGGACCACAACTTCAAGCTGGCTGTAATCAGCCTCGACCATAACACCGTCTGCACCGAACCTGCTGATGAACAGAGCCTTGACCTTAGACTTGTCACCGCGAGATAGGTTCTGCAAATTGGGGTTGTTAGAGCTTAGTCGGCTGGTGATCGTAGCCGAATGGTTCAAGCTATGGTGGATGTGATGATCCCATGGCTGTACACAGGTCAACATACCAGACGCTTCACCGGTCTTAGGATCAACCCGATAGTAGTAAGTCCCGATCTCCTTGTCTAGCGAGGACTTACGAGTGAGAGCTTTTAGGAACGGAATGTCCCTAGTCGCTAGCACTTCCATAGTGTCCTTGTCTAGACTGTACACCGGCTTGCCCGCACCATCGGTCTGAGCGCCCTTCCATGCTTCGTCTGGTGTAGTGTAACCCTT